AGCTTCAATTCCGCGAGATCTTTTGCCTGGGCGGCAACTGCCTTGCGCAGCACGCCGTTATGCTTGCTGTGGACTTCGAGGAACGTGTCAGCATCCGCCCACTTGGAGGGGTTGCCGGTGTACTCATCTTCAGGAACCCACCCTAACGCACGGGCTTGCTCTTCAGCGTCGCTCGCGTCCGCATTTGGCGTATCGCTAGCTTCACCGTTTGGACGGTATTCCGGAATATCGCCGTTGTCAACAGTTTCTTGCGTGTTTTCGTTATCAAGCGTCATTTTCCACCTCCAAACCGACAACATCCAGGTCGTTCAGGATGCGGTACTTGATCGCGTCCGCGCCGTCGTACTGCAAGCCGGAGTACTTGCCAAAAACGATCCGGTCGCCTGGTTTGGCCCAATCGGCCGACGTTGTGTCCTTCCAGCAGCCTTCGCCTACAGCCACTACGACGCCTTTAACCTGCGCCATCTCGTCGCGGCCGGTGACTTCCTGCGGTAGGTACAGGCCGCCTGACGTGCGCTTCTCTACCGTGTCCGGCTGCACAAGCAAGCGGTGGCCGAGCGGGATAAATCCTGAAGTGTTCGGATACGCTTTGTCCGCATAGTTGAGACCGTCCGGCAAACCGGTATCCGCACCGAATTCTTCCGGTTGACCTTCACGTTTGATACTCGCTAATTGGGGCATATTTTGCATTTAATCGTCCTTCATTGCGGTGAGATAATCGTCGTAGTCCATATCGATAAGCTTTTGAGCGAATCGAACGTTCTCAACGGCTGCTGCGTTTGCGATAGCGGACGCGAGAGCGTCCTTGCCGTCAGTGAACGCGCCATTCATCCACGCGTTCTTGCACTCACTGACTTGCGCCCGGAGGAAGTCCCGGTGCGCCGCCGTTTCCTCCTGGCGGTGCCACGCTTCCCATTGCTCCCTTGTCAGGAGCCCCTTGCTTACTTCCACCGTCACCCCCTTGCATTTGTTGAGCTTGGCTCATCTGGTCGAAAATCCTCGAGTAGTTCTCAATGGACCCTGACAACTGATCCTGAAACTGCTTTGCTGCTTTCAATTCCTGGTCCATAAGACCAATCAACTGATCGTTTTGCACAACGCCCGCTTCGGCGCGCAGTTTGAGCGCCTGGGCTTCCAGTTGCATCACCTTCGCCTGGTTGAGGCGGGCTTCTTGCATGAGCTCTAGCTGGTGCCGGCGGTCGTTTGCTTGCGCCTTCATCTGTTCGGTCTGCGCGCGGATCTGCGCGACCTGCACTTGGTAAGGTGGTTGCGGTTGTGCGGCGCCCGGCGTGCCTGGCTTCGGGAAAATCTCGTCAATGTTCGGTACTTCCATGTCGTCGAGCACGCGGCGCTCAACAACAGCGCGGTTGTAACCCGGCATGGAGCCTGCCATCTGGCGCACTTGCATGTCGCGTTGGAAGAGTTTTTCTTTCGAAGCGATGTTCGGATCGGCGGCCGGCATGACGGCTTTGTTCGATTCGAAGTAGTCTTGCCACAAGGCGTAACCGCCTTGGCTGGACTCGTCGGAGTAATCGAACTTGCCGGACTCCGGCGGGTTCAGGTAATTCAAGCGGTAGATCAGGCGGAATTCCTTCTTCATCGCCCGGAACGTGCGCTTGTAGATGCCGTTGAAAACCTTCTCGCCCTGATCTATGACGGCCTGCGTCGTGCCGACTTTCTGGTTTTGCCCTGGATTCTGACCTGTAGCCGCGTCAGTCGCCATTCCGATACGCGATCCCCAATCGATAAGAAGGTTGAGCAAAGAAAATAGAACATTCGACGGCTCCCTGATCGGCAAGGGGAAGATGCCGTTCTTCAGATCGGCGGCGTTGGAGTCGGTGCGCTTCCACTCTTGCGGACGGAACGAATACTCGCCGCCTCGCACGCGCACACCGCGTGCGAGGAAGCCGCCGCCGAGATTGCTCATCGTGCCTGCGTCGATCAACTGGTTGAAAATGGTGTTGATGGCTTCGTTGGTGGCGCCGAGAAGCATCCCGAAGCCCATCCCGTAAATGCTGCCGTCCGGCGCAGGAATGAACTCGTACTTCGTGAAGTAGTGCTCGGGTTCGATCTTGACTATTTCGTTTTTGCTGTTTCGTTCGATCCGGTCTTTCTCAAAACGCGCGACGAGACGGTAAAGTACACTGTCGTCGTGACGAACAAAACCGATGTAGGGTTCACGAACACCGTCACCGTCGAGGTCAAGCCACATGTGTTGCTCAAGGAAAACAATAGGAGTGTCAGCATCAACGGCGTTAGGCTGAATACCATCGATATTGTTCTCCGTTTCCTGAATGATGCCTTGGCGGGGCATGGCGCGCGCAAGCGGCACGCCTTCTTCGCTGTCGGCGCCGTACTCACTGTCAGGCTTGATGAACAGGCCGCGCCGCACGCGTTCTTCCACTTCATCCTGCGACAGCGCGATAACGTGCGTGAGGCGCGAGGCCGTGTCCAGCGACTTGGCGTAGTAGGGAATCACTAAGTCTTTCGGCATCACCAGTTCGGAAACGATGTGCTTCTCGCTTGAACTGTTGAAGGTCTTCTTGAACGAGCAGCCCATGACGGCTTGCACGATCAGCGCCTTGTCGGTCGAGTCTTCCCACTGAGTGTCCTCTTCCATGATCTGAAAGGACATGTGCTCGCTTACTCGTTTTCCTCTTGCGGCCTTTTCCCCCGTAGGATCCTGGCCGATAATTCGGCAAGAAACAGGAGTGGAGCCGCGAACGAGAGCAGGATAAGCACGAGCGTGATACTGAAGAGCTGCAATAGTAAGCAGAGGAAATTTGACGTTAGCCGCACCGGGCCAAGGGAAAGACTTCTCTTCAGCCAGTTGCATGACCAGCTTTTCAGACGCGGCATAGCGCGCTTCCCACTCATGGCGAGACTGGCAATCGTTCTCGTAATTCTGTCGTATCAGTTCGCCGACAGCCTTTACGTCGTCGCCGTCCATGAGTTCGGCCACGTTGTTCGATTCAACAATCGTGTCAATTGAGAGGTGCTTCGTGAGGCGCATCAGAGTTCCCCATCGGCGCGCTGGCCGGTGTTGGCGATTACCTGGACAGCTTTATCGTCCCAAAGCTCTTTCATATCTGGATCTTTTTCGCAGGTAATCGGGATTGTTTCACCGAGATTATGCACCAACCACGAATTAATCGCCTTTAATTGCTCGGCACTCATCGCGTAGGCGCGGCCGGTCATCAGGCGCACATCCTTACCTTCGGACAGCCACAACTTCACGCGATCGACCATAGCAGGTATGGGCTCGCCTATTTCGTCGCCTTCGTGGTTGCGGCTTGCGAGCGTGCCGTCGAGGTCAACGCCGATCCACCCGCCTAGCACGATATCAACCCGGTGACGCCCGTCGTGCACATCTGTTTCGTCCAGTCAATTTGACTCAGCGACATCTGCGGTGTCACTTTCACGAACACCGTCGATAAGTGTTCGCCGATCATCTTCCACTGCTCCGGGCTTGGGGTCGCGCCCGGCGTCAGTTCGTGGAAGCCTTGGAGCCAATACGCGAATTGTTCTGATGTCATATCAATAGCCGGTTACCCGGCTTCTCCCTTGTTGCGCGCCGCCTTCCGCGACGTCCGCGTAGTACTGTTCTTCTTCGAGTTCGTCTTCTGTCGGTGGCGTTATCACTTCGTCCAGTGCCATGCCGAGTTGACTCAGCGTGTCCACGACGTCGTCGTGCGCCCCGCGCGGGAAATGAAGCATTTCCTGTTCAACGTCATTGTACCAGTCGGCGAACTTGTCAAAGCGCACCCGGCCGGCGCGCATACGGGCGCGTATGGACGTTGCGCGCGTCACCTTGTCTTTAGACGGAACCGCCAGGTGAATGTTCAAGAACACGTTGCGCCGCGCCATTTCCTCATTCAAGTACGGCCCAAGCGCCTTTTGAATCGCGCCGGACTCGATAATCCACAACTCCGGCTCGTATTCTTCGTGCACGCGGAAGATATGGTCAACAAGTGTCTTCGGATCGAACCGGCCCTTCATCACGTCCACCACGTCAAGGTTCTGATCCGAATCGAGCGTTGCCACCGTGATCGCGGAGCGGTCGGCGTGTTGCTTGGTGGACACGGCTAAGTCAACGGATGCGTAGAAGTTAAGCGGGCGCTTACCGGGGTCGCTTTCCCAGTCCCTGACCAGTTCGTGCGGGATGCCCCGCATGTCGTCTCGCTCGAAGAAGGAATTGCCTTCCGCGATCGGCTGGTTCAAGTACTCCTGGCTGTACGCGTCAGCCTTGCCTCGGTTAATAAGCGTCTGCCGCTCGGCGCGTAAGTCCGCTTCCGGCCAGCGGGCGGGCCAAAGGATTTCCGAGAAGTCATCAAACGAATGGTGCGCGCGCCACAGGTGCGTCGTCCACGTCGGATCACCTATCAGTTCCTGAAGCAGCGAATTGAAAGACAGGATCGTGCCGACGATGCGGATAAGACAATCCTTCGAGCCGCCCGGAAGCAACTGTTTGTCGAACCAGTCTTTGAATTTCTTCAGCCGTTCGGGGTTCGTGACAATCTCATCGAATTCCAGATCGTCGCCCAGGATCAGGTTCGGGCGCTTGCTGCGCCACTTCAACCCGCGAAGCCGCTGTTCCGAACCCTTCGCGAACACCCGGCACTGATACCCGTCCGAGAATTCAATAATCATCTCGGCGTCAGTGTCCTTCAGGAACGCGCGGAAACCGAAGTCCCGGCACAACTCATCGTTCTCGTAGAACTCGTTCTTGATTTCCTTCAACTGGTGGACGGCTTGCGTCTCAGAGTCCGATACGATCATCACGTGATCGCGCAAGCGGAATACGATCGCCGCCATCGCGAACGTGAACGTGATCGCGGTTGACTTGGCGTGATTGCGCGGCGCGGCCCACGCGCAACGCTTCTTAGCGGGGTCGCACGCTTCCGACCACATCGTGCGGTGGAAGTCGGCGGTGCCTACTGAGTCATCGAAGCGCTCCCACAAGTAATGCTTCTGGAAGCCTTCGATAAGCGCAACGTCAAGTTTACCTTTCGGCTTGCGGCTCGCCATCAGTGCGTGACCGCGCGATAGCAGGCGTAGATAGTCGCGCGAGCAATGTGCACGTAAGTGACTTCATACACCGCGCGCAAAGTCATTTCGGTTTCTTCTTGGCTTTGCGCGCGGTGTTCAAAGCGATAGCCACCGCCTGCTTCTGCGGCTTGCCGGCGGCCATCTCCGTCCTGATGTTCGAAGAAACGGCTTTCTTACTCTTTGCTTTCTTCAGAGGCATGACTTCTTCCAGTTGAGGAACGCCGTAACCAGGCTCCCGCCGGACCCGAACCGGGTCCACGCGGGGAAGACGACGTAGGAGTAACAAAACCACACGCCCTGCGACATGTGGATGCGTGGTTTATTTTCCATGTTCGTCATCAATGTGCGCGCGTACCGTCTGCCAGTTCTGCCAGGCGGTATTGCGGTCTTCGAAGTACAAATTGCCAGAGACGCAGTACCAACGGAGGAAGTTATTCCACTCCGATGACGTGCGCTTACCGGCCGCCGTCTGCATCACCGCGCTTAAGGCTGGCGTTATCATTTGCCCTTACCCCCGCCCGACTTGGCCGAGCCCGTGAACTTCCCGCCGCCCGACTTGGTGTGAACGCACTTCTTCGCGCCCTTCGTCGGCTTGCACTTGCCTTGCAGCGCCTTCGGAACTTTCCCGGTCGTGGTTGCCATCACTTTTCTCGTTTCTCAACTTCAAGCACGATTCGCCTAGTTTCAACAATCTGCGCGAAAATATGTGCCGAGAGTTCACCGCCTCGAAGACTGTATTTTCCGTCTGGCGTCTTCAACTTCATAAGAGCGATACAGATCTCTTCCGCTTCCCTTTCGGTGATCAGCATAAGTCGTCCTCGATCTCAATCGCCTGAACGTCCACCACTTCACTCTTACCCGTCAACTTCTCGTTCAACACGTACTGCCTGAGCTTGTCCGCGATCCGGTCCAGCGCCCTTCGTCGGCTTGCACTTGCCGCCGGCCATGAGCGACTTAGGCGTCTTGCCGGTGTTGGTTACCATCACATCGCCTTTTTGGCTTTGTGCTTGGTCGTACGCTCACCCCGGCTGGGCTTCTTGGGCGTACCCTTGCCGCCTTTCTTCGGCTGCGCTTCGCGGTCGGGCTTAATCGTTTTGCCTTTCGTTGCCATCTCAATCACCTCTCGCATAGAAAATTCCAGCAGCTTCCTTTCACGCTCAAGAAGTACCGGATCGGTTTGCGTGCTCGTACCGTACACCACTCGCGTTAGCATAAATCATCCTCTATTATATTTGACTCAACGTCCACCACTTCGCTCTTACCCGTCAGCTTCTCGTTAAGCGCGTACTGGCGCAACTTATCCGCGATCCGGTCCAAAGCGCTCTCCGCCTTGTCGTCCACTTCTGGCTCCCGACGGATCGCGGTTCGCTTGTCGAACAGCACCCCGGTCACAATCGCCAGGTCTTTCGCGGTCAACATCTGCTGCGCCCTAAAAACACCTTCCTTGGTGATGAGCACCTTCTCGTCACCCTCATCGATTCGCTGTTCAAGCGCGACCAGTGTCTTTGCCAGGATCTTGGTGATGTGGCCGTCAAGATGCTTGTCGCCGGCGCGCTTCAGTTCTTTGAGCGCCTTATCGAACCACGCTTCAGCCTTCCACTTCAAAGCGGTGTTGCGGTGCACGCCCGCGATCAGCATCGCCTTGTCCTGGCTGCCCGTTTCGAAGTAGGCGGCCACGAACGCGTTGCGCTTATCCCAGTCGGGAACCGCCAGTTGCCCCGCCGTGGATGGGATTTTTGTGTTTGTCATTTGCTCTTGGGTATTTGGCGAGAGTGGCGGCCTCTACGCCGCAGAGGCTAAGAAGACAATATTCCCCGAACGCGTTAACGGAAAATGTTGCCTGTATCTTTCCTGCACTCTCACGACTGGCGGCTGTTCCTTAAGGCTGGCTCCCGGAAAGTGCCTGCACCGCTTGCGCGGCAACCACCATGCGTGAGAACGCTTACAACTTGCTTCTGCATCGTGTGCAAAGCATACTACGAACGTGTGAAATATAGCACACTAACTTAAAGGAGCAACACAATGAGCGAAGTCCAAGTCCCGGGTACCGAAGCCGAAGTTCCGGTCACTGCTGTAGTTGAGCCGGCAGTCGCCGCGCCTGTAACTGAAGTCCCAAACGTCGCGCCCGTCTCTGCCCCCGATGTCGCCGTTTCAGAGCCGCCGGTTGGCATTGTAGCTGCCGTTGGCGCTGAGGTTGCTGAAGTGCCGACCATTGCGAAGTCAGAACTCGCCCACGTGTTTGATGCGTTCGAGCACTTCTCACTGATGGAAGGTGTTTCACGTCTTTACGCGCTGGCGAAGAAGCATTTGTAAATCGTTGGTTTGCGCTGCCGCCGGGCCCGCTTTCGAGCGGGCTTTTTCTTGTGTACAAAAACTACGTAGTTTTATAACTAACCGGACGGTCGGTTAATCGTGTGCGTTTCTGCAAACTTTGCAGATTCAAGACCGCGATTTGATTTCTGCAAAATTTGCAGATTCGCGTTGGCCCTTTGTTTTTGCGGCAATTTTAGAAATAGGGTAGTAACAGTTACAGTTACCGCGAATTTACCCCTGAGGGCCCGGCCAAAAACCGACCGAACGGTCGGTAGTCCCTCAAAGCGTGGCGTGGAACCAACGAACAAGCTGTTCCACGCTGCAATCGGTTGATAACAATGATTACGTCGCATCGACTTGACATACGCAAGTCGTTTGCAATCAATGACTTACACGTGAAGGAGGGGCCTTCAGGCAGTGGACTGCCGCTTGCGTGCTGGTGTGCTGGCGGCCTGCTCGAGGCGCTTGGCGGCCGGCTTCTTACCGGCGCGGTTGGACCTTCTATTAAAAGAAGAGGCTCACCCTGTACGCTCGCCGTTGCGGTTGATCGTCGTCCAGCAGTGCGGGCATCTTTGCCTACTCCTAAACGCCAATCGATCAACAGGCAACACCAACTCGAAAGCCGTAACCGGAAAGCCTGGAAGCTTCGCCAAGCGCTTCGCGGACACTGCCGGTATGCAACCCCGCTTGACCCACGTTCCGCCTGCGTAGCGCGTGCCGCCTGCACGTCTGCCTAGCTCTGACGCACTGCCCGCCCACTCGATCGCCATCAGCAAAGCGCGTGCGCGTATGCGCTTGTGGAAAGCTTCTATCTCTTCTGATAAGATAGACATGAAGCTAACTCCTAATGAGGTTATCAAAATGGAAACGTGGAAAGACGTACCGGGCTACGCCGGATTCTACCAAGTAAGCGATGAGGGTCGCGTGCGCAGTATGGTGCGTATGACGCCTGATGCAATAGCGCGTGGTGTGCGCAAGGAAAAACAGATACTGGCGTTCGGTCACAACAAGCAGGGTCGGCGCCAAGTGATGCTGAGCAAGCACGGCATGCTCAAGCGCTTCCAGGTGCATACGCTGGTGTTGCTGGTGTTCGTCGGTCCGTGTCCTGAAGGTATGGAGTGCCGACACGATGACAACGACTATACGAACAACCGACCGGGCAATCTGAGTTGGGGAACGCACACGCAGAACATGCAAGATAAGCAGAGGCACGGCACGCAGACAAAAGGTGAAGCGCATCCGCATGCAAAGCTAACCGAAGACGACGTTCGCGCTATCCGTGCTGATAAACGCCAAGGGCGGATCGTGGGCGCGGAGTACGGCATCTCGCAAGTTACCGTGGTTTTCATCCGCAACCGCAAGACATGGAAGCATGTCGTTTAACGTGTGCAAATACCCCTTGCATTCCGTTTTGCATTTGCTATACTGGAATCACTGAAACGCAACGCCCTAACAGGAAACAGCAAAATGAACGCAAACTACTGGCACGATGAAATGACCGAAGAAACGGCCCGCCAGGTGCTTGGCGATAAGTATTTCGACTTCGCAGTTTCGCAAGGCAAAGCTTTCTGCCTCGGGCGCGCTGGCGGATCTTGGCAAGCAAACCTACAAGAATCTTTCGGCGCCTATAAGACTGCTGAAAAGCATGCGCAAGCCTAACCCCGAACAGGAATACGTTTTTTGGCGAGACAGATTTTGCAGAATCGTTCTCACCAAAAAGCCTATCCTCAGATGGAGCCTCGATGAAGCGCGCGTCAGGCTCCTGTTTCAATCCAATATTGCGCCCACTGAAGCATCCGTTGAATACCTGAGGAGCGATCATGTTCGAGCACACGTATCATAACTTCAAAGACGCGATTCTGCACTCGTGTGACTACCGGTGTCGCGGGGACCACCTGATCCACTGCTATTTCCAGACGATCTACTATGGCGAGGTGGTGTGGTGCTAAACATCGGCAAACCTTCTGAGTGCCTGTTCGCGGGCCTCGTAGTCCTGATTGTGACTGGCCTGTTTTGCATGTTGGCAGGCGCCGGCCTCGTGTTCGCTATCCTTGGAGGTGCGCTGTGAACGAATACCATCGAGCTCGTCGTTTTGAAGACCGCACACGTTGGGCGCCTACCTGCCTCATCAGCGAAACCGATTGCCGGCCCGTTGCCTTCCATCTGCTCGACGATCGTATGAAAGGCATCGTGCGCGAGGCTTTCAACCTGGTCAACAATGCGAGGAAAGCAAAATGAAATGGCTATTCGCCTGGGCGATCTTGTTCTACTGCGTTCTCGTTCCGCTGATGTTGTTCTACTGATTTAAAGGCCCTAGCGGGCCCTTTTCACATCTACCGCTCCCCAAGTACCAACTCCACCCCACAAACCCGCTGGTGAGCCTCCTGTAGCTCCGCATCGGCATGCGCGATGCACTCGCTACACCAAAGCGGATGCCGCAAGCGCACCATCTCGACCAGGCCTATCTCGAATGCTCGACCACAAGTCGTACAAAGCACCTCGTCGTGCCGGTTCACTTGCCACCTACCATTCGCCAAATCTCGCTCACACTTTCTTCCACGTGAATCTCATCGCACGCACCGAGCAACTGCAAACGACTGCCCCTGTTTTCGTAACCGGTGAAAACCGACTTGATGCTTGAGCACGGGAAAATCATCTCGAACTTGTTCTCGTCATCCGAGAAGCGGGTCACCTTTATAAACATTTCATTTTCCTTTCAATTAGTGGTTTTGTCTTGGCTGAGGTTGCTGAGGTGCTGAGGTCTTATAGACACCTCAGCAACCTCAGACTTCAGCCGAACCTCAGCCGAACCTCAGCCGAACCTCAGCAACCTCAGCCAAGAAAATCTTCAGAACCGTCAACGCTATAGCAGTCAAGGCTTTGCTTGATAGCCCCCATCTGCTCCAACCTCAGCAAAACCACAGCCATGTTTTTTTTCTGTTTTCCAGGGTACTTGTCAAGAAGAATTTCAAAAATCTTATCTTGGTGGACTTTTCCGGAGGTGGAATTGTGCGCGAGGTCTTCTATAACGGCTAAAACCTCGCGGCTTAGGTCGTACCGTGAATCGTTTAAATTTGCCAATTTGGCGGGGCGCTTACCTGTCTTCTCCACGTCCTTTTTAAGCGGTTCCACGACGCAGGTTGTCACGTCGTCGCCCTCGTCGTCCTGGCCGACGACGACACGTTTGAGCACGAAGCTGAAGCTTGCGCCGGTGGCGTCGTCGCGCGACTTCGAAAGCATGGCGCCGTGCTCTTTGTCGTTCTTAAACACTTCCATAACAAAGTCAGCGCCCGCGAACAGCGCTGACGAGCCGCGCATGCCTTTGCTGTCTTCCTTACCTGTATGGTGAACGGCAAGCACCATCGCGCCCGTGGCGTGGCTCAAGTCCTTGCAGGCGGCGAGAAACAGGCCCATGTCCTTCGCGCTGTTCTCGTCGCCCGAATGGCTGGCAGCCATTGTGTCGAGGATAATCAGGCCGGCGTGGCCGATAGCCTTAGCCATCTCGGCGGCGTCGGTCGACAACAAATTAGGCGCGCTGGCGATAATGTCCGGCCGGTCGCCTTCTGCGCAAACATGTTGGTCGTACGCGTCCATGCGCTTCTTGACGCCTTCCCGTGCCTCGGCCGCGACGTACACAACACGGCAAGCGCTCACCTTGCGGCCACGCCAGTCAGCACCGCGCGCAATCGTTGCGGCAAGGTCCAGCACGAAGAACGTCTTGCCGGACCCGGACGGGCCGTAGAGGATGCCGACCTCGGCTTGCGGTAACACGCCTTTGACGATCCACGGGGTCGACAGGTAGTCCTGCTTGTAGTCTTCCCACTTGTGAATCGCGACCGGGTTTTCCGACTTGGCGCGGGGTTTGTGCTCCTCTTTCGGGGGCTGCCCGTGCTTGTCCAGCAAACCGCGAAGCGTGCGGGGCACGTGCGAGCCGTTACCGAACGACTGCCAGTGTTCTTCGCAGGATTCTTTGGCGTATGTCGTGCCCGCCGTGCTCCACGCATCCCAAATCGCTAACCCTTCGTCCGAGCCTTCAAACTGATGGTGCAGGCGCATGCCGACATCAATCCAAGGCTCGTAGTCTTCTGGGTTTTCGTGGGCGATCAGCCAGTTGACGCCGGTGAGACTTAAATTTGTTGGGGCTGAATGCTGCGCAAACGGATCGTCGTGAACACGAGCGTTGTCAGCAGCTTCCAACGGAACGGCGCCGGCCTTAAGCGTCCACGCCCCGACAGAAACTCGCTCGGCCGCAAGTAGCTCGAATGCTTCAATAGCCTGTGTAGCCAGTGCTGCTGTGAGAACCGGGAGCTCATCGCGCGGGACGGCCCTGATACCAGTGTCTGAGAGTCCATCAAACCACTGATAGCTTTTTTGAGTATCCGGGTGGATGGCGTAAGCAACAAACTGCTGCCCGTCACCGAGGATTTCGACTTTGTGATCATTCTTGCCGTCCGTGTAAGTTTGCGATACGAGTTTGCGAAAGGGCTCATCCGACCGGAAAGGAATCAGAAACTTGGGCGCCATGCCTGTTCGGATCAGCAGACTGTGGCCAGGAAAGATAGCGTCGATAGCGTCAGCCATAGCGCCCGCCACTTGTGGGTCCAGCACGTCAACGTCAATGGCGGGCGTGTTGCGCGCGTTGATGCCGACGCCGTGTTGCGCGCGGCCGTTGCTGTACCAGGCGACAACATTGGCAGCAGTGGTAGCGTGACGGGGCCAGTCCTTGATATCGGGGCGTTTGGAGCCCGGTTTGATCGGCAGCACGGTATAGCCAAGCT